ATGGCCGGAACGGGGGAGGGCGCGGCGTGGACGCTGGCGCGACGACGGCAATTCCTGGCGGCGCTGGCGGTCAGCGCCGATGCGGGGGCGGCGGCACGGGCGGTGGGAGAGACGCTCCGGGCCGCACAGGCCCTGCGGCGGCGCGACCGGGCCTTTGGCGAGGCCTGGGACGCGGCGATCGGCGCGGCGCACGCGCTGGTCGAGGAGGGGCTGCTGCGCCGGATGCTCGCCCTGTTGGCGGCCGGGGATGGGGAGGGCGGAGAGGCCGGTGCGGGGACCACCGGCCTCTCCATCACCCCGCCGCTCCACGCCACCGAGGTGCAACTGTATCTGAAGCTGCTCGCGCGGCGCGATGCGCTGGCCCGGGCGGGTGACGCCGGGAGCGACGCGGCACGGGCAAGTGCGGCGGAGACCGATGCGGCGCTGGAACGCGCGCTCGATGGACTGGCGCGGCGGCGATTGAAGGGGATGGCGTGATGGCGGGGGAGGATGCGGCGACGCGGCTCGCCACGCTGGCGATGTTGGACCCCCGCGCGCGCGAAAAGGCGCTGGCGGCGCTGACCCCGGCGCAGAAGCGCGAGCTGGTCGAGCGATGGGAATTATGGGCGCATGACGGTCAGGTGGCACCACCGGGCGACTGGCGGGTCTGGCTGATCCGCGCGGGGCGCGGCTTCGGCAAGACACGCGCCGGGGCGGAGTGGGTCAGTAGCCTCGCCCGTGACAATCCGGGCGCGCGGATCGCGTTGATGGGCGCGACGCTGCGCGATGTCGAGCGGGTGATGGTGCGCGGTGAAAGCGGACTGTTGGCGGTGGCGCGTAAAGGCGAGACGCCCAAATGGATCGGCAGCCTGGGGCAGGTGCATTTCGCGTCCGGCGCGATCGGCTTCGCCTATTCGGCGGCCGCGCCCGAGGCTCTGCGCGGGCCGCAGCATCATGCGGCCTGGTGCGACGAACTGGGTAAGTGGAAGGGGGAGGCCGGATGGGACAATCTGATGATGACGCTCCGGCTGGGCGAGCGGCCGCGGGTGCTGGTCACGACCACGCCGCGCGCGACGCCCTTGATGCGCAAGGTGATGGCGCTGCCCGACTGCGTCGAGACGATCGGGCGGACCAGCGACAATGCGCATCTGCCCGACAGCTTCCAGGACGCGATGATCGCCCAATATGGCGACACGCGGCTGGGGCGGCAGGAGCTGGACGGCGAGATGGTCGACGACCGCGAGGGGGCCCTGTGGACTCGCGCGCTGCTCGACCGGCAACGGGCCAAGACGGTGCCCGCGCTCGACCGGGTGGTGGTCGGCGTCGATCCGCCCGCGACCAGCAGCGGCGATGCCTGCGGGATCGTTGCGGTCGGGCTGGGGCGCGACGGCCATGGCTATGTGCTGGAGGACGCCAGCGAAGCGGGGCTGTCGCCCGAGGGCTGGGCGGCGCGGGTGGCGGGCTGTGCGCGGCGCAACCGTGCCGACCGGGTGGTGGCCGAGCGCAACCAGGGTGGCGACATGGTGGAAAGCGTGCTGCGACTCGCCGACCCGACCCTGCCGGTGCATCTGGTCTATGCCTCGATCGGCAAGGCGGCACGGGCGGAGCCGGTGTCGTTCCTCTATGCGCAAGGCCGCGTGTGGCATGGGCGGGGGTTTCCCGCGCTGGAGGACGAGCTGTGCGGGCTGGGCGTGGCGGGGGCTTATGACGGGCCCGGCCGCTCGCCGGATCGGGCGGATGCGTTGGTCTGGGCGCTGACCGAGCTGATGCTGTCCGGGCGCGGGCCGCCGGGAATACGGAATTTATAGCCCTTGATCCTCCCCGGAACGGGGAGGGGGACCAGCGCAGCTGGTGGAGGGGGATCGCCGCATGGGGTGACCTTGCGTGGAAGCCCCCCTCCGTCAGCGCTGCGCGCTGCCACCTCCCCGTGCCGGGGAGGAGCTGAAGGAGATTCATCATGAGGATGTTCGGTCGCAAGACCGGGCGGGGGGCCGCGCGTCCTTTGCTCGGGTTGGGTTTCGCCCGGTCAGGGGTGCCTTTGACCGGCGCGGCGCCGTCCTATGAAACGCAGGTGCGCGAGGGCTATCTGCGCAATCCGGTGGCGCAGCGTGCGGTGCGGATGGTGGCGGGCGGGCTGGCGGAGGCACCGCTAGCCGCCTCGCACCCCGAGTTGATCGCGCTGGTGGCGGCGCGCAGCGAGGGGCAGGCGCTGCTGGAGACGGTGGCGACGCATCTGCTGCTGCACGGCAATGCCTATGTGCAGATCCTGCGTGACGGCGAGGGCGAGGTCGCCGAGCTGTTCGCGCTGCGCCCCGAACGGGTGACGATGGAGCTGGACGCGAGCGGCTGGCCCGCCGCCTATCTCTATCGCGCTGGTGGCCGTGTCACGACGCTGCCGGTCGATCCGGTGCGGGCGCAGGTGGTGCATCTAAAAAGCTGCCACCCGCTCGACGATCATTATGGGCTGGGCCGCCTGGGCGCGGCGGCGGGGGCGATCGCGATTCATAACGCGGCCGCCGCCTGGAACCGCGCGCTGCTCGACAATGCGGCGCGGCCGTCGGGGGCGCTGGTCTATGATCCGGGCGATGGCTCGACGCTGACGCCCGACCAATTCGAGCGGCTGCGCACCGAGATGGAGGGTTTTGCGGGCAGCGGCAATGCCGGGCGTCCGCTGCTGCTGGAAGGCGGGCTGAAGTGGCAGGCGATGAGCCTGACGCCCGCCGAACTCGACTTCATCGCAGCCAAGTCGTCGGCGGCGCGCGAGATCGCGCTGGCCTTTGGCGTGCCGCCGATGCTGCTCGGCCTGCCCGGCGACAACACCTATGCCAATTACCGCGAGGCGAACCGCGCCTTGTGGCGGCAGGCGATCCTGCCGCTGGCCGGCGCGATCCTGAGCGGCCTGGCCCAGGGGCTGTCGGGCTGGTTCGAGGGGGCGAGCCTGTCGGTCGACATCAACCGCGTCACCGCATTGGCCGAGGAGCGGCAGATGCTGTGGGCCATGGCGGCAAGCGCCGATTTCCTCGATCCGGCGGAGAAGCGCCAGATGGTCGGCCTGTCATGAGCGGCGACGTTCTGGCGCGGCTGCTGGCGCAGGCGGCGGATAGCGGGGCGGACCTCGTCACGCTGCGCGCGGTGGCGGAGGAAGCGGGCGAGCTGGGCGCGACGCGGGCGCTCACCCGGCTGGGTCTGGCCGATGCCGATGCGGCGGGGGACGTCGCGGAGCTGCGCGAGCTGCTGACCGCCTGGCGCGAGGCCAAGTCGTCGGTGTGGAAAAGCGCGGTCGGCTGGTTGACCCGGCTGCTCGGCGCGCTGCTGCTGGCGGGGATCGCGATGCGGCTGGGGATGGAGGACTGGCTGAAATGAGCCTTTCCTTCACCGGCTATGCCGCGATCTGGGACCGGATGGACCGGGCGGGCGACGTCATGCGGCGCGGCGCCTTTGCGGGCGCGCCGCTGGTCCCCCTGCTCTGGCAGCATCGGGGCGACGCCGTGGGCCGCATCGCCGCGCTGGCCGAGGATGACACCGGCCTGGCGGTCGAGGGCGTGGTCGACGACCCGGCACTCGCCGCGCTGGTCCGCTCGGGCGCGGTCGCCGGGCTGTCGGTCGGATACCGGCCGCGCGTCGTCCATCAGGGCGGCGCCCGCGCGATCCTGTCGGCCGAACTTTTCGAGATCAGCCTGGTGACGGTGCCGATGCAGCCGCTCGCCCGCGTGACTCACATTTTGACCAAGGGGGACTGATATGGACGTGATCGAACGACCCGTGCTGGACGGCGCAGGCGCGAAGACGAACGGCGCGTTCGACGGTTATGTGCGCAGTGGCACCACCGTCGAGCTGAAGGCTTTTACCGGCACCACCGGCGACAGCGGCGGCTTCGCCGTCCCGCGGGAGATCGACGCGGCGATCGCCTCGGTCCTGAAGAATGTCTCGCCGATCCGCGCCATCGCCAATGTCGTGACGGTGGGTTCGGCGGGCTATCGCAAGCTGGTGACGACCGGCGGCACGCCGTCCGGCTGGGCGAGCGAGACGGCGGCGCGGCCCGAGACGGCGACGCCCAGCTTCGTCGAACTCGCGCCCCCGATGGGCGAGCTTTATGCCAATCCGTCGGCCAGCCAGGCGATGCTGGACGATGCGGCGTTCGATGTGGAGGGCTGGCTCGCGGGCGAGATCGCGACCGAGTTCGCCCGTGCCGAGGGCGAGGCCTTCGTCAACGGAACGGGCCTTAACCGGCCCAGGGGGTTCCTGAACAATCCGACCAGCACGGCGAAGGACGGCGCGCGTCCCTTCGGTACGCTGCAACATCTGCCGGGCGGTGCGGCGGCATCGTTCGGGGCCGATTCGGACGAGCGGCTGGTCGATCTGGTCCAGAGCCTGCGGGCGCCCTATCGCCAGGGCGCGTGCTTCGTGATGAACGCCGCGACCTCGGCCCGCATCCGCAAGATGAAGACGGGCGATGGCCAGTTCCTGTGGGCGCCGGGCCTGGTGGCGGGACAACCGGCCACGCTGCTCGGCTATCCGGTGGTCGAGGCGGAGGAGATGCCCGACATCGCGGACGGCATGTACGCCATCGCCTTCGGCAATTTCCAGGCGGGCTATCTGATCACCGAGCGCGCCGAGACCGCGATCCTGCGTGATCCTTACAGCAACAAGCCCTTCGTGACCTTCTACGCCACGCGCCGGGTCGGCGGCTGCGTCAGCGACTCGGATGCGATCAAGCTGATGAAGTTCTCGGCCAGCTGAGCCGGGGGCCGATGAAAAATCGGGGCAGCCGGCGGGGGCTGCCCCGTAGTTCAGGGAGGATGCCGGACCCGGCCGGGGGGCGCGGGGTCGGCATGGCCGGTGCCCAAGGGGGAGGCGGGCAACGGCTGAACGACCCTCTGCGCCCCAAGTGTGACGCCCGTGTGTCGCGCGTGTCGCAACTTGTATCCATGAAGGAGTTTACATGATGAGCGGGACGATCGAGCCCATGCCCGCCGGGGTCGTCGCGGCGGCGGCAGGCGCGGTGCGCGCGCTACTGCGGCTGGACGAGGGCAATGAAGCTGCGTTCGTCGAACGGGTCGCGGGTGTCGCTCTGGGGCTGGGCGAGTCGTTTTGCGGGCAGCTGTTGATCGAACGCGGGGTCGAAGAGGGAGTTGCGGGTCGAACCGCCTGGCAGCCGCTGTCGACCCTGCCCGTGCGCGCGATTCTGTCGGGCGGTGAGGGGGCGATCGACCGCGACGGGCGCGGCTGGGTCCGCACCGGCGAGGCGGCGACGATCCGCTATCGCGCGGGGCTGTCCACAAGCTGGGCCGCCTTACCGCCGGAGATCGCGCATGGCGTGGCGATTATGGGCGCGCATCTGTTCGACAATCGCGACGCGGCCGCCGTGCCGCCCGCCGCGGTAGCAGCGCTGTGGCGGCCGTGGCGGCGGATGCGACTCGACGCGCCGAGGCGGGCATGACCGCGCGGGAGGCCTTGCGCGGCGGGCTGATGACGGCGCTGCGTTCCGCCCTGCAGCCGCTGGCGGTGGCGCTGTTCGATGCGGTGCCGGTCCGGGCCAGCGTGCCGCAAGGCGTGCTGGGCGAGCCGGGCGAAACCGATTGGGGCGCTGCCGGAATCGAGGGGCGCGAGCTGCGCGTGACGGTCACGCTGACCGACGAGGGCGAGCAGCCCCGGCGGCTGCGCGCGGCGATGCAGGCGGTCGAGGCGATCGAACTGCCCCAGTCCCTGGCGGACGGATGGCAGGTCGCGGGGCTGGTCGTGACGGCGACCCGCATGGCGAAGACGAGCGCGCGCTGGACGGCGAGCGTCGAATGGCGCGCCCGATTGTGGCGCGTGGGACAATAGGGGGGGACGGGACATGGCAATCGAAAAGGGAAACGCCTTTCTGCTGAAGATCGGCGACGGGGCCGAGCCGCCGACCTTTGCGACGATGGCGGGGCTGCGCACCACGCAATTGTCGATCAATGGCGAGACGGTGGTGGTAACGAACAAGGATTCGGGCGGCTGGCGCGAATTGCTGTCGGGTGCGGGGGTGCGGCATGTCAGCGTGGCGGGCGCGGGCGTGTTCACCGGGTCGGCGGCCGAGGCGCGGATGCGCGGCCATGCGCTGGCGGGCACGATCGATACTTATCGGCTGAGCTTCGAGAGCGGCGGGTCGATGACCGGGCGCTTCTTGGTGACGCGCCTCGACTATAGCGGCGATTTCGGTGGCGAGCGGACCTACACGCTGGCGCTGGAAAGCTCCGGCGCGGTGGTGGCGGCATGAGCGGGGCGGCGAATCCAGTGCGGGGCGAGGCACCCTTGCGCGTCGGTGGCGCGGAACTGGTCGTGCGGCCGAGCTTCCAGGCGCTGGTCGCGGCGGAGGGCGAGCTGGGCCCGCTGTTCGAGCTGGTCGAACGCGCGGGCGAGGGCAAGCTGTCGCTGGGCGAGGCGGCGGCGCTGATCTGGCATTGCCTGCTCGAGGTGCCCGAGGGGCTCAGCCGCGAGCAGCTGGGCGAGGCGCTGGTCGACCTGGGGCTGGCGGCGCTGGCGCCCGTGCTGCGGCAATTGCTGCGCCAGATACTGGGCGGGAAATGAGTTTTGCCGAGGGGGCGGCGCGGCTGGCGGGGATGGCGGGTGCGGTATTGGGCTGGTCGCCCGACCGCTTCTGGCGCGCCACGCCTGCCGAGCTTCACGCGGTGGTGGCGGCGATGACGGAACCGGGAGGGGCGGCGCCGCCGTCCTCGGCGACATTAGCGCGATTGCGGGAGATGTATCCAGATGGATGAGCAGGACTTCGCACCCCGCATCGACATGCGGGGCTTCGCCGCCGACATGGCCGCGATGCGCGCCGATCTGTCGCGCGGGCTGGGCGATGCGGCGGAACTGGGCGCGCGCACAGTCGAGGGTGCGCTGCTGCGTGCGGCACGGACGGGCAAGTTCGGGTTCGAGGAACTGAAGGCGACCGCGCTTTCCGCCCTGGACCAGATTGCGCGCGCCGCCCTGCGACAGGGTGTCGGCTCGGTCGGCGATGGCGGATTGCTGGGTCTGCTGGGCGGGCTGGTGTCGGGCCTACCCGGCCGCGCGACCGGTGGGCCGGTGTCGCCCGGCCGGCCCTATCTGGTCGGTGAGCGGGGGCCGGAGGTCTTCGTGCCCACCGCCAGCGGGCGGGTCGAGGCGCTGCGCCCCGGTAGCGGTGCGCGCGACGTGCGGGTGGCGATCACGATCAACGCTGCGTCGGGCGAGGCGGCTGGGGTGCTGCAACGCTCCGGCCGACAGGTCGCGCGGGCGGTCAGGGCGGCGCTGGCCGAGGATTGAGGGGCGGGGGTGTGCCCCTCCACCACGCCCTGCGGGCGCGGTCCCCCTCCCCATCCGAGATGGGGAGGATTGAGACGCACCATTCCTCCCAAAGCTCTGCTTGGGGAGGGGGACCGCCGGGCGTCAGCCCGGTGGTGGAGGGGCATTGCCCCACCGGACATTCGGGAGACGAACATGCAATGGTGCCTGCACGGCGAGCGCCGCGACCAGCGGAGCGATACGCTGTCACGCTTCGACCCGCGCTACTGGACGGTCGATTTCCCGCGCCCGATGATGGCGGCGGTGGTGGCGACCGCGCCGGATGCCTTGCGGGTCGATGCGGTCTTCTATCACACCGACGATCTGGCGGGGCTGATCTGGGAGTCGGCCGATCGGCACGACCATCCGCTGCTGCGCTACGACACGGTGCGCGACTATCGCGACTGCCGGTTGCGGTTCCGCTGGCGCTCCGGCGGGATCAAGCCGCTGGATGCGCCGCATGGGCCGACGCTGACGATCGAAGGACGGGACGAGAGCGGCAAGGCTCGCGCTTGGTATGTCCGGCTGTGGAATTATGCGACCGGCACGCCCGAGGATGCCGAGATCGTCCTCGACTTCGCCGATCTGGCGGGCGGGTTCAAATTCCCCGAGGATCGCGATCCGGTCTGGGCGGGCGATATCGACCGCATGTTCGTCTCGCTGGTCGCCCCCGGTTACGATGCAGGTGCTGCGTTCCTAGCCCAGCCGCAGGAGGGGTGGGTTGAATTGACCGACATGGCCTGCACGGGGCCGGGGTCGGTGATCGGGATCGGCGCGGCGGTGCTGCCCGAGCATGGCTTCGGGATCGCGAGCGGTTATGACGACAGTTATCACCTGACGCCGCAGCGTCTGCTGCGCAACATGCTGCACCTCGGCTATCGGGGGAGCATCGTCCATTATGTCGGGATGAGCCATTATTTCCGGCTCGAACGCAGTGGCGAGGGGCTCTACGCCAGCCTGGCCGGCGGTGCGCTGAACGTGGCGAGTGCCGCCTGGCATCGCGGGTTCGCGAGCGAGGCCAAGGCGCTGGGCTACGGCCTGATCTGGTCGCTGTCCTATGAGCTGTTCGATGCGCATTGCTGGGGCGACTGGAAGCAGCGCGCGGCCGATGGCGCGCCCGCGCTGACCGGCTGGGAACCGCCCTCGACGCTGCTCAGCCCGGCGCATTCGGGTGCGATGGCCTATCTCCAGATCGTCACGCAGGCGTTTCTGGCGATCGGCCAGACCGCCGGGCTCACCCCGCAATTCCAGGTTGGCGAGCCCTGGTGGTGGGTACGCCCCTCGGACGGCGCGCCATGCCTTTACGATGCGGCGGCGGTGGCGGCCTTCGCGCCGGTGCCGATGGCGAGCATGGCGGGAGCAAAGAGCCAGGCGGAGCACGACACGCTTGACCGGGCGGGGGCGTGCCTGGCGGCATCGACGGCAGCGCTTTGCGCGGCGGCGAAGGCGGCGGCACCGGGCTGCGTCACCCACCTGCTCACCTATCTGCCGACCGTACTCGATCCCCTGTCGCCCGAGGCGAAGCGCGCCAACATGCCGGTCGGTTGGGCGAGCCCGGCCTTCGATGTGCTGCAACTGGAGGATTACGACTGGGTGACGGCGGGCGACACCGCCGCGACCCGCAAGGGCGTCGCGCTGGCCGAGGCGCGGCTCGGCTATCCGCCGGGGCGGCAGCATTATCTGTCGGGCTTCGTGCTGCGCGCCGACCAGCGTGCGGGGTGGGGCTGGATCGCCGATGCCGCACAAACGGCGCGCGAGCGGGGCGTGGCCGCGACGTACCTGTGGGCGATGCCGCAGGTGATGCGCGACGGTTTCGTCTGTTGGGAAGGGGAGGGTGATATGCAGGCTTTCGACGACGTGCTGTTCCCCCTGGCGCTGGGGCGCGAGGCGGAGGTGACGCCCGGTTTCTCGACCGCGATCCTGACCAGCGCGGGTGGGCGAGAGGCGCGCAATGCCGCCTGGGCCGAGGCGCGGACGACCTATGATGTCGGCCCCGGCATCCGCTCGGCGGAGGATATCGCCGCGCTGCTCGCCTTTTTCCGCGCGCGGATGGGCCCGGCGCGCGGATTTCGCCTGCGCGATCCGTTCGACAGTGTCGGCGTCGATCAGGTGGTCGGAACGGGCGACGGCACGACGCGCCGCTTCGCGCTGGTCCGCCATTATGACGACCAGCTTCGCCGCATCACCCGCCCCGTGGCGGGCAGCGTGTCGGTGAAGGTGGCGGGCGTCGGCGTCACCGGCTTTGCGCTCGAGCCGGGCGGCTGGCTGGTGTTCGACACCGCTCCCGCCCCAGGCGCTGCGATCACCGCCAGCTTCACCTTCGACGTGCCCGTCCGCTTCGCCGAGGACCGGCTGAGCGCGACGCTGGCCGGGTTCCAGGCGGGCGCGGCCCCCTCGGTGCCGCTGGTCGAGGTGCGCGAGGCATGAGCGCCGATACGCTGACGACATGGGTGTTGTGCTGGCGGATCGCGCGGCGCGACGGGGCGACGATCGGGCTGACGGGGCATGACCATGACCTGTGGATCGACGGCCTGCGCTACCGTGCCGCGCCCGGCCTGACGCCGAGTGCGATCCTGCGCGGCGATGGGCTGGACCCCGATCTCATGGACGCCTCGGGCGCGCTGACCAGCGAGGCGATCGGCGAGCGGGACCTGCTGGCAGGCCGCTGGGACGGGGCAAGCGTCGCGGCGATCGCGGTCGACTGGACCGGGGAGGCAGCCCCCGTGGCCCTGGGTCAGGGCGAGATCGGCACGGTGCAACTGGGCGAGGGGGGCTTCACCGCCGAGTTGCGCGGGGTCGGCGCGCTGCTCGACCGGCCGGTGGCGGAGGAAACCTCGCCCGATTGTCGCGCCGCGCTGGGCGACCGACGATGCCGCGTCGCGATGGCGGGGCGGCGGCGGTTCGCGCGGGTCGATACATGGGACGGCCAGGGCGTGCTGACGCTCGACCGCGCAGAGCCGGTCGCCAATGCCTATGGCCAGGGGCGGCTGATCTGGTTCGGCGGCGCCAATGCCGGGCTGGAGTCGGCGATCGCGTGGTCGGAGGGGAACCGGCTATGGCTGTCCGCTGCGCCCGCCTTCGCGGTCGAAGGCACGCCGCTGATCGAACTGGTCGAGGGGTGCGACAAAAGGCTGGAGACCTGCCTGTCGCGCTTCGCCAATGTCGCGAATTTCCGGGGCGAGCCGTTCCTGCCCGGCATCGACCTGCTCACCCGTTATCCCGGCGCATGAGCGGGGTCGAGGCGGTGGCGCGCGCGCTGATCGGCGTGCGGTTCCGGCTGCATGGCCGCGATGCGGACCATGGGCTGGACTGTGTCGGGCTGGTCGCGGCGGCGACGGGGCAGGCCGCGCCGACCGGCTATGGCTGGCGGCGCGGCGATGAAGGCCGGGTAGCGGCGCTGCTCGACGCGGCCTTCCCGCGCGGCGGGGACGCGCCTGGCGCGGTGATGCTGCTGCGGGCCGGGCCGGGGCAGCTGCATCTGGCGATCCGGGTGAGCGACGGGATCGTCCATGCCGATGCGGGGCTGCGCCGGGTGGCCTGGCGACCGGGTGCGCCGCCCTGGCCCGTGCTGGGATATTGGAAGGGGGAGGGGTAATGGCGACCTTGGTCTTGGGCACGGTGGGACGTGCGCTGCTGGGGCCGGTGGGCGGCGCGATCGGCGCGCTGATCGGCAATCGGGTGGATCATGCCGTGCTGGGCTCGCCCCGCCGGCAGGGGCCGCGCCTGACCGAGCTGTCGGTCCAGACATCGACCTATGGCACGCAGATGCCCGCCGTCTTCGGCACGATGCGCGTCGCCGGGCCGGTGATCTGGGCGACCGACCTGGTCGAGGCGCGCGGGCTGACCGGTGGCGGCAAGGGACGGCCCGCCACCGAAAGCTATAGCTATTCGGCCAATTTCGCGGTCGCGCTGTCGGGGCGGGCGATCCGGCGGGTGGGGCGGATCTGGGCCGATGGGCGGCTGCTGCGCGGGAGTGCGGGCGACTTCAAGGTCGCGACCGGCTTTCGCCTGCATAGCGGCACCGAGGACCAGCCGGTCGATCCGCTGATCGCCTCGGTCGAGGGGGCGCGGGCTCCCGCCTTTCGCGGGATCGCCTATGCGGTGTTCGAGGGGCTGGCGCTGGCCGAGTTCGGCAATCGCATCCCCCAGCTGACCTTCGAGGTGGAGGCCGATGCGGCGCCGGTGTCGTGCGGCACGATCGCCCAGGCCCTGTCGCCGCTGATCCAGGCGGGCGATGCGGGCGTGACCGTCTCCGGTTTCGCCGCGAGCGGCGGCAGCGTGCGCGCGGTGCTGGCGATGCTGGCCGATATGAGCGGTGGCCAATGGGTGGCGGACGGGTCCGGCCTGCGGCTGGCGGCGCCCGTATCGGGGGCGGTCGGGTCGATCCGGGACGAGGGGATGGGCGCCGCCGGACCCGGCCGCCGGGGTGTCCGCGCCGTGGCGGCCGAGGTGCTGGTCCCCGCCCGGGTGACCGTGGCGCATTACGACCCTGCGCGCGATTATCAGATCGGGACGCAGCAGGCGCGTCGGCCCGGCGGTATCCGTGACGAGCGGCTGGAGCTGGCGGCGGCGCTGGACGCTACCACTGCGCGGACGCTGGCCGAAACCCGGCTGGCGCGCCGCCTGGCCGAGCGGGTGCGGCGGACGGTGACGCTCGGCCCCGAGGCGCTCGACATCGACCCAGGCGCGGTCGTGACGATCGAGGGCGAGGCGGGGCGCTGGCGCGTGGTCGAGGCGGCGTGGGAG